GCCGATGAAGCACGCGTAGCGAACGCCGTGGGCCTCGCTGTCCGCCAGTTCCTTTTCGAACCCAGGAACAAGCACGCACAGCGCCCGAATGGCCTCCGCGGTGCTGCTGACGGCCAGACGGTGGAGCCGACCGAAGCGCGCACCCAGACGGCCATACAGCCGCACCTCCCGTAGCGTTTCGCTCATTTCAACCCCTCGTATCGCAACACCAAGCGAGTTGCCTCGCGCCAGTAGCCGCCATAAACCACGCGCTCCGAATCCCGTCCATACAGGTGCTGCAGCATTGCTTCGGGCACTGGGAACAGGTCCGGCGCCTCGGCCAGTGGCTCGGTGCCGATAAAGATCCCTGCATGGTTGGCGCGGTCCGATCGGATCTGCATCAACACCACGTCACCGGGGGCAATCTGCTCGCCGACGGCCAGTGGCCGGAATCCCGCCTCGGCGTAGTGGTCCATGTACAGATCGCCCTCTTTGCCCGGCTCCCACCAGCCATCCTGCCGCTGGAAATCCGGCAGCACGATGCCCCGCTGGCGCGCGTACCAATCGCGCACGAGGCTGTAGCAATCAAGGACGCCGTGTGCAAACGGCCGGCCCAGCAGTGGAGCCTGATACCCCTCTGGCGCGAATCCGAACAGTTCCCCGGTCACCACCTGGCCAGCGTCATCCTTCGCGGCTTCCACGATGAACCAAGGTAGGCCCGTGCCCTCGCACGCCACGCGGTCTGCCTCGCTGGGCGTTGCGGGCGTGTCCGGATGCGAATGCACGACGGCAGTGATGCGACCGGCATCCTCCGCGGCAGCGTAATCCTGCGGATCCAAGATGAAGTGGTCAGTTCCTTCCGCCAAATTTCGGCAGGGGCGGTAGGATTCGCGCCGATCCTGCATCACGATCAGGCCGCAGCACTCGCGCGGGTACTCGGCCACCGCGTGAGCGCGAATGGCCTTGATTGTCTTCTTGCGCATGGCTATCCTCTGATGCGGTCCGCCGATGGGAACCCGCCAAAATTGATCACTTCGTATTCGCCGAAGCGCTTCTTGCAGTCGGTCAGCAGCCCAGAACACCGGTCCAGCGCTGGATCGGTCACGGGGCGGCCCTCGATGTCGAACATGCGCGCCCCCGTGTATCCGCAGTACGTGCCGCGGTAGCCGCCCTTGGTCAGCCAGCCGCATACGCCAGCAATGATCTGCCGGGCGGGAAGCATCTGGCCGTTGAAATCCAAGGCGCTCGACAGTTCGAACTCGACGACCTCCGCCGTTTCGACCGTCTTCTGCTGGATGATCCAGACCTCGGGAGGAAGTTCTTCCTCTGGCGCCGCCGTGGGGTTGCCATCGGCGAAGTTGCGCGCATCCAAGTATTTCCCGAGGGTGCGACGCACGACCACCCGCGCTCCCACCAGGTCGTCTAGGTAGATACACAGAGCAGAAATCACGCCTGCAATGGGATTGCCCTCGCCGTCCTGGCCGATGTTGCCCACCGACAGCGTCGGCGTGGGTTGCTGCCCCTCGCCGACCTGCTCGAATCCCTCCGCCTTGATTGGCCAGGGATCGTACTGATTTCCCTGCCACCAGATCGGACCGACCTGCGTATACCCGTGGAACCGCTGCAGGGTTCCGCCGATGCCGCTCGCGTCAAGCTCGTAGAGATCGACAAGCTCACCGACCTCGAGCTTTTGGACATCCGCATAGATTCTCATCGCCGCCCCCTCATGCCTTGATGCTCGCGGCCAAGATGAATAGCGCGTCGATCTCCGCCTCTGACAAGTCCAACATGGCGGCGATGGCGGCCAACATTTCGCTGTCGCGTCGAAATTCTTGCAGGTCGTTCCAGGCGCGGCGGTACACGGCGGGCGTGTCTGGACGCGCAAGCACCGCCTCCGCCGCGTCGAACAGCGAACCACCGCCGTGCGGGGTCTGGTGCATGGCCTCGCGGCCTTGAAAGCGCGAGACGACAAGCGGGACCGCCGGCGGCGCTTCGACCCACGAGCCCTCAGCCGTTGCCACGTGGTCAAGCGTGGGGCGTTCGCTACGCATTTCGACCCACCCATCCGGCATTTCACCGTCGACCTGAAAGAAAGACGCACCCGGCAGAGCATAGAATTTACGCATTGTTCAGCCCCCGCAATTTCCAAATTTTCAAGCGAAACCGCGCATTTACCTGGTTTTGTGGCAACAACCCCGAGTATGAGCCGCCACACAGATTCGGATTTACCGTAGCGGTGCCGCTTTTGCCGGCCGTTACGACGATCTTGTCCGTTTGGACACTGTGGCTCGCGCGTATCCCCCACGCGAAATAGGGGTCCGCCGAATTTCGATCCAACATGTCATACCAGCCCGGGTTAAACCACGTCCCGAGAAATTCATGCTCGGGCTCCACGTGTACCGCGAACCCCGGAAAAGGGTTATCAATGACCTGTTGGCTGTTGCCGTTCAGCACGCCGGGGGTGGTAGCGTTGCCCCCCGGGTAAATAATGACAAACCCGATTACGTTACTCAAAGCCTGAAAAGCGGCTTGCAGCGCCGCCAAATCACTAGCCAGTTGCGCAGCGTCCACGCTGCCCGGATTGACCACCGCGCCGAATGCGTGGACGGTCCATACCCCTGTAGCATTAAGCGAGCGGGTTTCGGCCGCAGTGCGGGCTACACGAGATGCGTCGAACGTTACTACGTCACCTTGAAGTGCCGTGCCTGTCGCTGGCATACCCGTCGCGGCGCTGCCGCTCGTCTGGATAGTGTAAGCAAGCGCACCGGAGCCCCCGATAAGAGGACCGCCTTGGCCAGCGGCACCACCCGGGCGGCCGACGAAACTACCCGTGATGTTCTGAAGAGCATCGCGCTGGATCACGCCGCCCGTACCGGCCGACAGCGCACCGTCACCCCGCAGGAAGACAGCACCGAGGGTCCCGGACGACTTACCGTTCAAGTCGGGCAGGCGGATCGTCGTGGAGCCGTTGCCGAGCGTGTATTTGCCGCGCTGGGTTGGGTCGCTCTGCCAGGTAGCCTCTGCGACCACCGGGAGAGTCCCGGCGATCACCATTGCGGCGAGGTCGGGGTAGGTGGCACGCGATACCGTTTGCCCGTCTTGCGGGATTTGACCCGCCGGAATACTGGAGCGCAGCGGCCACCAATCGGGAGTACCAACGGCGGGACCGCTAGGGATGGGGGGTAGCTGTGTTTCAGGTACAAGGCCATCCGCGTCCAGCGTGGCGACGCCGCCGGCCTTGCCCTTTTCAGCCAACGGAATGGCGTCCACCGCATTCGGAAGCTGCTCTGGCGACACCTTGCCGTCCTCGCCAAGCGTTGCCACGCCCTCTGCAACTCCTTTCTGCGCTAGCGGAATAAAAGCCCCATCCTCCGGCAAATACTGGACAGGGATTCTCCCCTCGGCGTCCAGCGAAGCCACGCCCCCGGCCACGCCCTTCTCCGTCGCCGGAATGGCGGCTGCTGCGGCGTCACCGGCTGCCTGCGCGGCTTCGCCAACCTCGGCAATACCTTCAACGGCCTTGGCGAAGTTGGCGTTTACCTTTTGAAAAGCCTTTCGGTGATCGTCGCCAGTACCGTCGTTGGCCGCTTGCCCGACGTTGATGATTTCGAGTGTTTGCATATTGGTCTACGGCTTAAAAACTTGCTGGAATGTCGCGGAGACGGTGTAAACGTCGCCGCCGACGTGCGAGAGGCTGAATGCGGGAGCCTCGTAAAGCCCCTCTTCGCCTAGGGGCGGGGTCCAAAAAAACGACCGTATGCCGGCGTGCCGGTCGAGGAAGCCGACCAGCGCGTCCATCTCCCTCTTGCTTCCCGCGAACGTGAGCGGCCAGGACTGCACCTTGCTATTGATGCCGTCACCCGCGACCTGGCGATAACCGTCGCCAAACTGTGCCGTGAGGCGCCGGAAGTTAACCGCACCATTGGGTTGGCCTGTTGCCCGCCATGTGAAACGCTCTGCCATCAAGACCTCCCATTCCGAGCATTCCAGGCCGCGCCCCCGGGCTTGTGCGAACGCGCTATTTCGCTTCGCACCAGTGCCACCACACCGTCGGCGAGCCTGTTGCCCATTTCGTTGTCGGCGCCGCCCTTTCGTTCCTCAGTGCCGTCGTTCTTGACGTTGACTTGAATCGAAATTGACGGCGATGCGCCGCCTGTCGCACCGCCGCCAGCCGTGCTGTTCTTCAGGGGCGTGACGTAGCCCCCGTTCTCTCCACTCATCAGGTACGTCTTCCCACCCTCCGAGTACAGTTCGGGGCCGAGTTCATTCACGCGGTAGAGCGAGTTCGCGGCTGTAGGGCCGCCCGATGCACGAGCGCCAGCAATAGCGCCCCAGTTGCCCGTCATGCCGTCGGTGCTACCAACCGCTGCCATGCCGGTGCCTTGGTAGCTGGCGCCGGCCGAAATTCCGCTGGCAGCTGCTCCGGCCAGCGAGCCGACGATGCTCCCCACCATGCCGACGATGGCCTGGCGCGCAGCAATCCGTGCGAGGTCAGAAATAACGGAAGTCGCGAAATCCTTGAACGACAGCTTGCCCGTAGTCGCAAATCGAACGATTGCATCCTCCATGCCCTGAAACGCATTGGAGAAAAGCGCCTTCGACTGCGCCGCCACGTTGGATGCTGAATCCAGGTAGTTGGCAAGCGCCGACGTGGCTCCGTTCTTCCAGCTGGTCTGCGCATCCCGCACCTGGTCGAAATACTGCTGCTGCATCGACAGCCGAAGATTCAGGTGTTCCTGCAGAAGCGCCGTCTGGCTCTGGTAGGTCTCCTGCGAGATCTGTCCCGACGCCATCGAGCGGTCAAACTGCGATTGCTGGCGCTGGTAGTCCCGCAAGATCGCCTGACGTGCGCGAAGTTCCTCCTGCGCGCGATCACCCAGGCCCACGCCGGCCACTTGGTCGGCATACTGCTGCTGCTCCAGATCCCGAGTCGCGGCCAAGCTGGCGCGCAGGGCTTCGACCTTGGCAGTCTCCTGCTTGGTGCGCAGCTCCTTCTCTGCAGCCACGTTCAGGTCAAGCTGGCGGCGCAGCAGGTCCTGCTGAGCGAGCAGGCTCTTTTGATCCGCCGTCAGGACCTTCTTGTCCTTCAGGTCTGCAATCTGCTGCTCGAACTCGGCCCGCTTCTGGCCCCAGCTGGCCAGCTTGCCTTCGCTGGTGATCTGAGCCCGAAGAGAGGCCTCCGCCTCGCGAAACTGCTGCAAGAGCTTGGCCGCGGCGTCTTCCGTGTACGCCTTAACCGCCGGGTCCTTGTACTTGTCGTTGATCTGGTCGATCAGCTTCTTCTGCGTCTCAAGGGACGCGCCGGTGATATCGGCGTCTTTCTTGACCTGGGCAATCTCGCGTTCACGCTTTTGCCGATTGGTCTCGGTCTCCTTCGCGAGAGACGACAGGCGGGCCGCAGCGGCGATCTTCTCGGCCTCCTGGCGCTTCTGCAGGCCCACAATCGCAGCCTCATCGGCCTGCTGCTGAAGCATTGCCGCTTCAGCGGTCAAGCGGCGGCTCTCTTGCTCCAGCGGCCGGGCGCGCCGGCGGGCGCCGCGACCGCCGTCTCCAAAAAACGCCTGCGATTCGTCCGTCTGCGGGGTCGCGTTAGCGCGCATCTGGACCAGCTCGGCATTGACGGCGCGCAGCTTGTTGGTGAGGTCGTCGAAGCTAGGAGCACGCCCCAGGCTTTTCATCGCCTCCCAGGCGCTGCTGGCGCCTTGCTTGACCGCATCCCACGCCGTCTCCAGCGTCCCCAGGTTCTCCCGCACTTCCGCGGCTTGCTGCTTCACAGCGTCCGCATACGTGCGCTGCGCCAGCGCCGCCGCTTCCTGGCTGCGCCCCTGCCGCTCCAGGCTTGCGATCTGCTGATAGATCTCCAGGGTAAGGAAATGCTGCTGCTCGTTCAGTGCGGCGATTGCCTCGGCCGGCTTACCGCGAAGCGTTTCGAACTCCTGCACCGTGTTGGAGATCGCCTTCCCGGTGACGCGGTTCATCTCAACCGCCGCTTCTCCGACCACCGCGAAGTTCTGCCCGGCAATCTTGCCTGAAGCCGCGATCTGGTTGAGCGCATCGACGGCCTTACCGCGAGAACCCGCCACGTCCGCGATGCGCGTGGCCAGGTTGGACATTCCTGCGGCAGTCTGCCCGGCTGCGTTGCCGCTCAGAATCAGGGTGTCGGTGAATTCTTGCTGCTCGCCCTTGCCCGAGACGAGAGCGGTCGAAAAAACGGCAACCGCCGCGGCGGCGACTGTCCACGGGTTCACCAGA